GGAGTGGGAGGAGTTAAAATGAATAAGGGCTACCTGAAAGTTTTAAAAAAGCTTGATTTAAATATGTAAATCCATCACGGAGTAAGAAATCATGACAACTGAACAACAAATTTTTGAAGAATTATCTAATTTATGCGGAAGCAAAGGGTTTATTCATGTACTAGTAAAAATGTGGTTTAAAGATAATTATTTTAGAGCCAACAAAAAAGGAAATTTTACAACTTCACAAATTTCAGAATTTCAAGCTAATCGAGAAAAATTAAATCGTAATGAATTAAATACATTATTAGCTTTAGTTGTTAAACATAACCCAAACTTTTTTCATGATGAAGTTCCAAAACGACATGCAGGCCCAAGAGAATCGTGCTACAGAGCTGATGAAAGCACTAGAGGCTCGTGCAGAGAATGAGCGTAGAGTCGAATCTGACAGAGCTGAAGCACAAAAAGTTATTAGTGAAATTAGCTCTCTACAAAAATCTGGTGAACTTCCAACTCCTAAAACTACATACGGCAAGGATGGATTCGACAACGACCCAGCAGTTCTCACTATCAACAAAGTATTAAACTATCGTGCAATGCGTGCAAGCCAAGGTGTGATGTTGTCTGTGCGAGATAGCTTGCTCTTATACAAGGCTGAACATCCTGATGAGTTTATTAAGAAAGAGGCCAAAGGCGATATCGAACGAAAGAATATCGCTAAAAAGGTAGCTGGCAATTCCAAGGCTGTCGGGACAGCCGTGAACGGCCGAGACGATAATAAACCTAATTATTACAGGCCAGGAATGAGCACCGAGGATGTGCTTGACGCTGTGCTTAACGACATGGAATAAGGAGATAAAAAATGGACAATAAAGATTTTGAAGCACAGTTGCTTGCAAGTAGCTCACAAGGTGCAGGAATTGACGGTTCTAAAAAGCTAATGGTGGACTTATTGCACGATAAGTTCGGAGCTGATGATTTAGTTAAGATTGTGAACTTTACCACGTTCAAAACAGGTTGGGTTTATTCAGACCATCGCACACTTAAGATTGAACAGCCTAATGAATTTACTCGCCGTGTATGGCAGGGTGCACAAAAAGTCCGTGTTCTTGAGCCTGGACAGTCTGTGATTGTTCCTGGTTGGGAAGCTTATGTAGCGTTGGTGCGATTCTATAAACAATATGTTGGAGAAGAGTTCTCAGGCAAAATGGGTGTTATGATGAACTCACCACAACAACAGAGCGAGTTCATCGACAAGGCATTTGGTGGTGTTTATGACCCTAATGAGCCTGAAGAGGTCAAAGACGTAAAGAAAGAAGTGGAAAAGGATTTGGGGCTTGTAGATGAAAAGCCAAAAGCTAAATAGTTTAATTGAACCTAAAAAGAACGAGCTGGCAGAACTCCAGAAGCTTTTGAAGTCTACAAGAAACCAGATAGATAGCGCTGTCGAGCAGGGTAATGATGCCCTGCTCTCGTTGTCTGATGAGTTTGAGGAGCTAGCCGAGAAAAAGCGGGGGCTTTTGAGAGAGGTGGAAGCTTTAGAATCTAGGCTTGAGGAAATAAAGAATAAGCTTGAATACACCGAAAACACATACGCGAAATATCTTAAAGTTATAAAGGAGAACAGAGGTGAATCTAAAGAATAGTAAGTTTAAGTACTTATGGAGAGCTAATTTTCAGAAGAAGACGATTACTCAACATCCAGAAGACAAATACTCTAAACATAAACCAGATGCAGACTGGAATCCTAGCTCTTTTCGAGATTTTCAGAATTACTTTGAGAAGCATCCTGATGAACTCCTAAGCTTTGAACTTGTTGGAGAGAAATCGGTTTGGACTGTTGATTTGTCTAGACCTTGGGCTCCAATGATTTATTCCGACGAGGAAGGCAGATGGGGTAGTAGCAAGCATACGCTTATCCATCGTGAGAAACGCCCTCTCAAGGATGTTAGAATTGTGTATTACAGAGAGATGGAGACAGTAGTGGTGGGCGAAACAGCTGAACCACCAAAGGTGTTGGGCTATGTAATCGGTTATCAGGGGTTGGATGAGAATGGCAACTGTCGTCAAAAGATGGTTACCGTGGTATAATTTAGAAAATAACATAAGGAGAAAATATGGCTGCAACGGCTAACTGGTATGAACAGAATGGTACAGCGACAGGAAATCCAGCCGCTGGGGTAGAAACCCCAATCTCTACTATTGAGTGGAAAAATATCGACAACGCCACTACCCCTAGAGCTTCAGCACCAGTATTAGCTGGTACGAACTCCTATGCTAAATATAATTACTTAAAGTTCTCAGGTTCATTCAACCAGATATCTGCCGTTAAGTTTGCACATACTTCTGGTAGTCTTGGAACTGGCATCGCACTGAAGAGCAAAATCACGTCTAACTATGAAACCCCTTCCACGGCTAGCTTGCCTGGAGCTACTGATATAACAAACCCTACCACGATAGGTTCTGGAGCGAGCGTGTTACTCAGCACGACTGGACCAAATGGGACCGTTACTTCTGCCTCCCAAACTACGGCTTGTTCTACACAGTACATCGTTACCCAGGTGCAAGCTTCAGGGGCTGCGAATGCTGGAGACTCTGGCACTGTTGCGTTGGTAGTGCAGTATAATGAAAACTAAGGAGATTAAATGGCATCTATTCAGAATCTTGCCTCAGGTATTCTAGCTTCAAGCATAAGCCCCACTGACGGGGTTATAGTAGTGGCTTGTGGCTCTGGAACTGAGACAGAATTGTCTAGTGTGTGGCCAGAACCGCCATTTTATATCACTGTGATGCCGTCTGCACCAGTGGCTGGTGTTTCCAACTCGCTTGATAGCGAGATTATGAAAGTTACTAGTAAATCCACTAGTGGTAGTAATGTGTTATTAGGGGTAGAGCGTGGCAAACGTGGAACTACTGCTAAAGCATTTTCACAATCTGCGATTGTTACAAATGGCGTATACATGGATGATATTTTAGATAAATTCTACCCTGTGGGGTCAATTTATCTAACTGTTAGTCTAGATACGGCTGATAAAGTAACAGAGGCGCTAGGTGGAACTTGGGTGGCTTGGGGTTCTGGTAGGGTCCCTGTGGGTGTTAATTCAGACCGATATGAATTCGAGACAGTAGAGCGTACTGGTGGTGAAATGTACCACGCATTAACAGTGCAAGAGTTGCCGAGCCACAGCCATCCAATCAGCTCTGGCTGGAGTGATGTAAACCCTGGTCGTGATGCTTACCGATACCAACGGTGGGGTGGTAGAGACTTGGGTTGGAAATGGGGCGACCTTGGTACTGGTAATACTGGTGGCGATAGGGCACATAATAACCTTCAGCCTTATATTACCTGTTATATGTATAAGAGAATTGGATAGCTAAATTGCGAGGTTATGCTATCTGCTATATGATATAATTAAAATAATATTAAGAAAGGAGTTCTAGATGGACTATAAAGAACCTGAACCTAAAGATATGCGAGGCTTTGCCTTAGATGGCGATGAAGAGCCTATTAAAGGAGTAAATGAAAATGCTTAGAGGTATAGATATTTCTAAATGGCAAGCTGTTGGAGCTGGAGACCAAGCTGCAGACTTTGCGATTATTAAAGCTACTGAAGGTTGTGGATACACAGACCCAAGTTGTGATGCGCATTATCAGAGAGCTAAGTCTCAAGGGAAGCTTCTGGGTGTTTACCACTTTGCTCGCCCTGATTTGGGTAACTCTGCTGAAGCTGAGGCGGATTGGTTTGTAGACCAAATTCAAGGCTATATTGGTGAAGCTATCCTGGTTCTTGACTGGGAAGTTCAACAGTGGCGAACTGATTGGGCTAAGGCATTCTTGGATAGGGTTTATGCTAAGACTGGCGTGAAGCCACTTATCTACATGAGTGCATCTCAATGTAACGCTTATGACTGGAGAGCTGTAGCAGAGGGTGATTATGGCCTCTGGATTGCTGGCTATCCTGCTAAGTATAATGTACCTAACCCTCCTGAACCTGCTGAGGGCGAGATACCATTTGCGACTGGAGCTTGGGGCTTCTGGGCTATCTGGCAATACTCCAGCTCTGCTGGTAGGCTTGACCGTAATGTGGCAAATATGACTAGGGAAGTTTGGATGGCTTATGCCTCTAAAAATGGTGAAGCTCCAAAACCAGCTCCAGCTTATGTTCCTGCTCCGAAACCTGACTATGTATTTTGTACCGTAGCTCGTGGAGATACTTTATCTGGTATTGCTGCAAAATATGGTACTACTTACCAAAAGATTGCCTCTGATAATGGGATTGCCAATCCTAACCTTATCTACCCAGGACAGAGGCTTGTAATTAAAAAATAAGAAAGGTTTAGTATGTTTGAAGACAAACGAATTTTACCACAGTGGTTATATGAAGGTTTAAGGTGGGTGGTTTCTATCGTGCTACCTGCTACAGCTACGCTCCTTGCAGGGCTTAATTCTGCTTGGCACTGGGGATGGCCTATTGAAGCTATCTTAGCTACATTTAGTGGCGTTACTACCTTCTTGGGGGCTTTATTCTTAGGCGCTAAAATCGTCAACGATAAATAATCTAGAAGGTCAATACAATAGCTGGAGGAGAGGAACATTACGCTGGGGCTGTTACCGTTACTGTACATTCATGTGTTAAGAACGGCGACAAATACGACTTCAATGCTAGTTTTGCTTTCAAGTGTGAAGCATTTACTGGAGCGAAGAACCCAGAGGTAACTGTTGCCTCTCCTTCTGGTTTAAGCACTAGTATTAGATGGAACGGCTATTATAGCGACCCTGTAACCAAAAGTTTTAGCCTAAAGGCTAGCCCTGGGGATGCTATCACAATCACCTCTGCATTTTGGCTTGACCCAAGCGATAGTGGCAATGATGCTTTCCTTGATAATGACCTAGTAATATATAATATCCCCACAAAAATAGAGCGAAAAGGCTCTACGTGGGGTATGACAGCCTGGGGTGGGCTGTATTTTAATGTCGGCAAAAAGATTGAGAAAAACATCAGTGGCCGTGTCCGCATTGAGAGGATTGAAAGCAAGAGTATCAACGGCAATCTACGAATCGCAAGAGACAGCCAAAGAAGCATCCTTGGCGTAGTCAGTATCGAGAAGAGTACAACAAAAAGCATTGACGGTGTTGTGAGAATATCTGGCAAAGCATCTAAAAGCATCACTGGTTCGGTGATGATAAATAATCCTAACCAGAAAAT